ACAAAATATTTTACCAATTACTATAATGCCAATTATAACAATGGAGGTAGTGGCGCACTCAGTGGTGTTTATTCGGCTTTGACCACCAGCCCAGATTATGTTTCAGGTGCAGCTTCAGCTCCTTATAACAATGGTAATGGTGGTGATTTTGTCATAACCTATGTTATGAAAGGCGGCTATGGTGGTTTTGCCTGTTATGCCACACAAAATTCTTTGGGAGCAGTTCCTGGATTTGTTGTGCCAGGTTCTACTTTAAGCATCTATGCTGGTAAAACCGTTTCTGGCATTAATACTTCTGGCAATGGTGGTAGTAGATTTTGGTTATTTGGACCTGACATATACCATAATGGCAATGATGGGTTCCTGCAGATCAGTGTAGTTACCAATGACAGATATCCAGTGACCCTGCAATCCAATGCAGCTACCACGAGCGTTTCAATTACTCCCAGTACTTTTGGAGCTAATTATATTGCAGGCAAGACCGATGTAATTTATACAGTTCCCCAGGGTGTACTGGTCAGTGGAGCTGATGTTAATACACCTGCAGTAACCTTTAGTGGTTTCGCTGCTGGCGACACCCTGACCATAAACAATTCAGGCACCATAGCCGGTGCTGGTGGCGGTTATGGTAGCATGCAACAGAACGGCAGTGTAAATACCACCTGGGCCAACGGTAATGGACCCAATTGTATTAATACGGGTTATACCACAACAGGGGCTGATGGTTATGGTTACGGCAATTATTCAGGAACCATTTATTACTTTGGTCCAGGCATAGGTGGTAATTGGCCTGTATATGATAGTTATTCTGGTGGTACTGGGCCAGCCAACGGTGGTACTGGAACCAATGGTGGTCCAGCCATAGCACTAAATTGCAACAACAAGTTAACCATAAACAACAATGCCACAGGCATCATAACCGGTGGTGGTGGCGGTGCAGGTGGTCAGGCAGGTAATAACCGAGGCGGTGGACAGGGTGGTCAGGGCGGAACCATGCTCATATACTCAGGCAGTCATCCAGCTGTCGTAGCCAATAATGCCGCAGGCGGTATTTTAGCCGGCGGTGGCGGCGGTGCTGGTGGTTGGGGTAACCGATACGAAGGTGAGGGCCATGGTGGTTACTTTGGTTCAACAGCCATAGGTTATTTCTGGACCGGTGCTGGTGCCAGCCAAGGATCAGGTGGTCAGCTAAGCACCAACAATGCAACAACTTTGATTAATTCTAGTTCTGGAACCTATGTCATAAGTCCAGCAGTATAAAAAATCTATTGACTTCTATTGACACCTCCTTTATCATGAGCGTGTACTGGATCATGTAATTATATTATTCCATTATTCTTATTGACAAAATTTTATTATAACCATATAATGTTACTATGAGTTTATTCATTGATGTTAAATATCTAAATCAGATTGGCGGTCGCATTGACGGGTTTCAGCGCAAGGGCGAGTATCTGTACAATTGTCGTTGTCCCATATGCGGTGACAGCCAGACTTCTAAGAAAAAGAAGCGTGGTTACTTTTACCGTCAGCAAAATGATCTATTCTACAAGTGTCATAACTGTGATGCCAGCCAGCATTTTGGTACATTTCTTAAAAACTTCGATAGCAATGTGTATCGTGAATACAGTTTAGAACGCTATGCCGCTGGTGAGAATCGACGTCCGCATGCAGCCCCAAAATTTCAGTTTGAAGCTCCGGTGTTCCAACCACCACCGGAATCAGACATACTGGACAGGCTCTGTGTGAGAGTGGACACCTTACCTGAATCGCATGAAGTGCGTGAGTTCTGTAATCTCAGAAAAATACCCGCAGACCAGTTGCATCGTCTATACTACATAGATGATATTAAAAAGATCGAAAGCATACACGAACGCTATCGCAACACCATACAGACTCATGAACCTCGTCTGGTCATACCATTCAGAGACAGCACTGGTCGTCTGGTAGGAGTTAGTTGTCGTGGATTGCGTGGTGAAGCTCTTAGATATATAACAGTACGAGTAGATGAAACTGCTCCATTAATTTTTGGCATTGACCAACTGGATAAAAGTCAGCCCGTATATGTTTGTGAAGGTCCTCTTGATAGTCTTTTTCTTAGCAATAGCATTGCTGTGGGTGGTACTGGATTCGGAAAACTGGGAAGTCTAGGCCTGGACAGCTCTCGTACAACCATTGTCATAGATAATCAGCCCAGAAATGCTGAAGTAGTAAAAATTCAGGAACGTATCATAAGCGCTGGTTGGCGAACCTTTGTGTGGCCCAAATATACCACAGCCAAGGACATCAATGACCTGGTCATCATTGGCGGCATACCTAAAACCATCATAGATGGTCATAGCTATCAGGGACTCACAGCTCAGATTAAATTTAACGAATGGAAGAAAGTCTAATGGCAACCGTAAACCTTATTAGTTATACCAAACCGCATGAAAATGCCATCAACCCAAACGATGTACAGGACCTGCAGGAACTCATAGCCTATTGTGCCAGAGTAAGCAATCCAGGCAATCAAAACAATACTGCTACTAGCGGCAAGTTATTGGAATACATGATCAAGCACAAGCACTGGAGTCCATTTGAAATGGTTTCGGTATGTCTGGAAATTGTAACTACACGAGACATAGGTCGTCAGATACTGCGTCATCGCAGCTTTAGCTTTCAGGAGTTTAGTCAGCGCTATGCTGATCCCACAGATGCAGGCAGCAACCTGGATTATAGCATCAGAGAATGTCGTCTACAAGATCCTGTGAACCGTCAAAATTCAATTCCCGTAGACAAGACTAACATTGAGCAGGCCTATGTGGAACATCAGTGGACGAAAAAGCAACAGGAGTTCATCAAAGAAGCCGACGATTTATACAAATGGGCCATTAGAAACGGCATAGCCAAGGAACAGGCCCGAGCAGTCCTGCCCGAAGGATTAACCAATAGTCGCATGTATGTACATGGAACCTTGAGGAGTTGGATTCACTACATAGATGTACGAGATGGCAATGGCACCCAGCAAGAACACACCGAAATCGCCCGAGAATGTGCTCGAGTCATAGCAAAAATATTTCCGCTTTTTGACAAAACTCAGTCCGAATAATATATATACTAAGAGGAATTAATTATGTGGTTTTTACATTTCATACCCGATACCTGGTATCAGCTTTTTGTTCATTTTGTTGTAGCTTTAGGCATTGGTCTGGGATTTTTGGGCGCCATAGCCTATAGAATACCTTTTATCAGCAACTATGGTAGCATGGTCAAGGGACTGGGTAGCATTATATTAATGGTAGGTATCTTTTTAGAAGGTGGTTTTGTTACAGAAATGAGCTGGCGCTACAAGGCTCGTGAGACTGAACATCAGATAGCTCAATTACAGCTTAAAAGTGAACAGGCAAGTCATAAAGTAGTCTACAAGTATATTGAACGCACCAAGATCGTAAAGGAAAAATCAAATGCAATTCAGAAACAAGTTACCAAGTACGTTACCAAAGAAGCTGATGCTAACTGTACTATTCCTGGTTCTGCCGTCGTGCTCCACGATGCTGCCAGTCAAAACGAGCTTCCCGACCCCGCCTCAGGAGCTATTAAAGGAGCCAGCAACATTACGCTCTCTAAACTCCTCGACACCACAGTCCTCAACTACGGAACCTTCTACGAAGTCCGAGAGCAATTAAAAGCTCTGCAAGATTGGGTAAGAGAACAGAAAAAAATTAATCCTTAATTGACTCTTTGTAGTCGTTAACATATAATGTATTTTTACTAAGGAAACTATTCATGCAATATCTGGGTCTGGAAATTAATCTCGAAAGAGATGCCCTATTCGACGAATTGGGTTTGTTAAGAATGAAAGAAAGTTATTTGAGAGATGATGAAACCAGCCCTCAACACAGATTTGCTTTTGTAAGTAAGCAGTTTGGTAGCAATACCGAACATGCTCAACGCTTGTATGATTATGCTAGCCGTCATTGGCTTAGTTATGCTACTCCTGTTTTATCATTTGGTCGCAGTAAACGAGGTCTTCCTATTAGCTGCTTCCTTAACTTTATCGAAGACACAGCGGAGGGACTAGTTGAAAACCTGTCTGAAACTAATTGGCTTAGTATGCTTGGTGGAGGTGTTGGGATCGGATTTGGGATTAGAAGTGCTGACGACAAGTCTACAGGCGTTATGCCTCATCTTAAAATGTATGATGCTAGTAGCCTGGCTTATCGCCAAGGGCGTACACGACGTGGTTCATATGCTGCTTACCTGGATATTAGTCACCCTGACATATTAATGTTTCTAGAAATGCGGAAGCCAACTGGCGACCAAAATATGCGATGCCTAAACATGCATCATGGTATTAATATTACCGATGACTTCATGCAGATCATAGAAAATTGCATGTTGAACAAAGATGCCGATGACAGCTGGAATCTGGTTGATCCTCATAGTCATGAAGTACGTGAAACAGTCAGTGCTCGTGAACTTTGGCAACGCATCTTAGAAATGCGCATGCAAACTGGCGAACCATATTTACACTTCATAGATGAAAGTAATCGTCAATTGCCTCAGTGGTTAAAGGATCGAGGACTAAGAGTTCATCAGAGCAATCTATGCAGTGAAATTATTTTACCAACCAATGAACAACGTACAGCTGTGTGCTGTCTAAGCAGTCTTAACCTGGAGTATTATGATGAATGGAAAAACAATTCTGAATTTCTCAGTGACATTGCTGAGATGCTTGATAATGTGCTTCAGTACTTTATTGATAATGCCCCTGATGTTATTAGCCGTGCTAAATTTAGTGCTGCTCAGGAGCGCAGTATTGGTATTGGCGCGCTTGGCTGGCACGCGCTCCTACAGAAAAGAAACTTACCCTGGGAAAGCGCACTAGCTGTTGGTCTTAACAAACAAATTTTTAGTCATGTAAGGAAACAATTAGATGTTGCGAACAAAGCCCTTGGTGCGTCTCGTGGCGAAGCTCCTGATGCAGTGGGTACTGGGAACCGTTTTAGTCATATGCTCGCTATTGCTCCCAATGCCTCAACTAGTATCATCATGGGAAATACTAGTCCTAGCATCGAGCCTTATCGTGCTAATGCTTATCGTCAAGATACACTTTCAGGATCCCATTTAAACAAGAACCGTTATCTGGATGTCATACTCAAAGAAAAGGCCGGTGATAAGTATGATGAAGCCTGGAGCAGTATCATAGCCAATGATGGCAGTGTTCAGCATTTAGATTACCTGGACGACTGGACCAAGGATGTATTCAAGACTGCCATGGAGATTGATCAGCGCTGGGTAGTACAGCATGCTGCAGATCGTCAAGAGTTCATAGATCAGGCTCAGAGTTTAAATGTATTCTTTCGTCCAGACAGCAATATCAAATACATACATGCAGTACATTTCCAGGCCTGGAAACAGGGACTCAAGACCATGTACTATTGCCGCAGTGATAAAATTGCCAAGGCAGACAAGGTAAGTAAAAAGATTGAGCGTGAAGTAATCAAGGAAATTGATCTAACCGCACTGGCCAATGCCGATGACGGTGTATGCATAGCCTGCGAGGGATAATTATGAAAATAGGATTTAATTGCAGCAGTTTTGATCTGCTTCATGCAGGTCATGTAACCATGCTAAAAATGGAAAAGGAACGCTGTGACTACCTCAAGGTAGCACTGCAGACCAACCCAGCCATAGATCGACCAGGCATTAAAAATTGCCCAGTACAAAGCATCTATGAGCGATATGTTCAGCTTCAGGCCTGTAGGTATGTTGATGAGATCTTGGTTTATGATACCGAAGCTGAATTATTAAACCTCATCAAAACACAGACCATACACATTAGGTTCTTGAGTGAAGAATATCTAAATCGAGACTTTACTGGCAAACAGTATTGTATTGATCAGGGTATTGAATTATTTTATCATCCAAGAGAACACACATACAGTAGTACAGATTTACGACGACGTACCTATGAGCTAGAAAAGCGCAAGCAAGAAAATGCTCTGATAGATACAAACATACCACAACATTCACCAACTTTATTAAGGAACGAAAATGAAGAAACATTTAATCTCAGCGGCTCTGATCCTGAGCATACCATTATCAGTATGGGCCAATCCAATTGATGACAAATGTCCACAGTTTGCAGCATACGGCGCACCTGTAGCCAAAGAAGCAGGAACACAGTATCAGTGCAAAACCAACTATGCATTCTTATACAACAACACAACTAAAACAGCTGAATATGTTCTAGAACATGTTACCAAGGCTAATACTTCTGGCCCAGCTAAACGCAAAGACAACTTCCGCCCAGATGACAAACTAGCAGCTGGCACCAGTGCTACTCTGGCTGATTATGCAAGTGCAGGTAACATCTATGACCGTGGTCACATGGCACCAGCAGGTGACAACACAACCAATGATCAGATCATGAGCGAAAGCTTTTTCTTATCAAACATGGTTCCACAGGTTGCCAACAATAACCGTGGTATCTGGAAACAATTAGAAACTGCAGTGCGTGATTATGTAGTTAAATTTGGCGACGTATATGTAGCGTCTGGTCCAATCTATGATGCTGGTTACAAGACCATTGGCGCAGGTAAGGTTGGTGTTCCAACTCGTCTGTACAAGATCATCATTGATCCACGTACTCTAAAAGCCAGTGCATATATTTTCCCTAATACAGCACTGCCAGTAGCTGATTTACCAAAATATAAAACCACCATTGCAGAAGTTGAAAAAGCAACTGGTATTAACTTTAATCCAAAATTGCCAGCAGGACAGGCAGCTTTAGAAAACGCAAAGACCTGGTAATATGTCCAAACTCAGACTAACCGACGAACGCACCTACTTCAAGCCCTTTGGATATCCCTGGGCCTATGATGCCTGGCTCAAGCACGAACAGAGTCATTGGCTTCATACCGAAGTTCCCATGATGGAAGATGTAAAAGATTGGAAAAAGAAACTAAGTAATTCAGAAAAGCAATTCTTAACCAACATATTTCGCTTCTTTACCCAGGGCGACATAGATGTGGCTGGCGGTTATGTCAAGAACTATTTGCCTTACTTCCCTCAACCCGAAGTAAGAATGATGCTCACGGGCTTTGCGGCTCGTGAAGCACTGCATATTGCAGCCTATAGTCATTTAATTGAAACACTGGGAATGCCAGAAAGTACCTATAATGAATTTCTGGAATACCAGGCCATGAAAGACAAACACGATTATGTTACGGAACTTAGCAGCAAAAATGGTGACCTGGCTAGTACTGCTGGCCATATTGCTATCTTTAGTGCTTTCACTGAAGGCATGCAGTTATTTAGTAGCTTCATTATGTTACTTAATTTCCCACGGCACGGTGTCATGAAGGGCATGGGACAGATTGTAACCTGGAGCATTGTGGATGAAACACAGCATGCTGAAAGCATGATCAAGTTATTCCGAACTTTTATTCACGAAAATACAGAAATCTGGAACGACGATCTAAAAAGTCGCATATATAGTATTGCGGAAAAGATGGTTGAGTTAGAAGACAAGTTCATTGACCTAAGTTTTGCCGGTGGTGAGATGCGTGATCTCAAAGCCGAGGATGTAAAAGAATATATCAGATACATTGCGGACCGAAGATTAATTAGTTTAGGTCTCAAAGGTATCTTTAAACGCAAAAAGAATCCTCTACCCTGGGTAGAAGAAATGATTAATGCTCCTGTGCATGGAAACTTCTTTGAGAACCGTGTTACAGATTATGCGAAAGGAAGTTTAAGTGGAAACTGGAACGACGTCTGGGCGTGATAGAATTACCGTTGCGTCAATGCAACGCAATGAAGAACGTTATATTGCTGAATGGTTTAGTTATTATCTAATTCAAGGTGTAGATCATTTCGTAATCTACAATCACATGAGTACAGATGGAACTCAGCGAGCCTATGAGAAATTAAAGGCAGCTGGATATTCTATTGACATTCACTACAGAGACGGTTATAATGTACATTATCCTATGCTAACGCATGCACTGTATGATGTGTTACCAACCACAGACTGGTTGATATTTGCGGACATGGATGAATTTTATTTTCCCATAGAAAAGAAAAATATTCGAGAGGTATTAGATGATTATGCAGATCGTGAGTTATCTGCTCTGGGTGTTTATTGGTGTGCTTTTGGGTCTAGTGGTCATGAGTCTGATCCACAACTGGTTACCCGAGATTTTAATCACCGCGGTCCTTTTGATCTTAGTACGAATCATCATATGAAGAGCATAGTGCGTGGACGTGGCCGAGCCGGTAATGTTCATGGCAGCAACCCTCATGTATTTACTACTGAGAAAGGTACTTATGATCTGGTGGGCAATTTGATTCCTCAACATGCTGGTCATAACATCAATGGAACCATAACCCATGACATCATGCGCATCAATCATTATCAGTGCAAGAGCTGGGAATACTGGAAGACCATCAAACAGGTTCGTGGCAGTACAGCAGATCGTCATCCAGATGCTCCAGGTGCTCAGATACCTGACAGCGTGTTTCATGATTATGATCACAATGAGATCGAAGACAACAGTCTCTGGGACAAGTACAAAAACAAAATGGAATTACAATTAAACATTATTAGAGAGATTTTACTATGATAGTATTAGCTAGCATGCATGATGAGAAATATCAGGAATTGGCCAACGAAACCTGGGACAACAACAAAGTACCATATGCAGAAAAGCATGGCTATGCTTACTTGGCCAAGACCGAAGATTTTTATGGATTTGATCCTGGCTTTGAAAAAATTGCTTTTCTCATAGACATCCTGGACAATTATCCTGACACCACCTGGATCTGGTGGACTGGTTCAGATGGACTGGTCATGAACTTTAATACTCGCGTAGAAGACAAAGTTGCCGAGGCACCAGATGCTCATGTTATCATGAGTGCAGATTTTAATTTTGCCATCAATGCCGACAGCATGCTGGTTAAAAATACTCCAGAGGCTCGAGCCTGGTTACAGGACTGCATGGACAATATTGAAACTTATGGTAAAAAGACCTACAAAGAGCAACAATTCATGCTGGATACCATGGACAAGTATGCAGGCATTGTTAAACTAATGCCACAGAATTTCATGAACAGCTATGAGTATAGAATGTACAAGGTCATGCCTTGGCTGTATGAAAAAACCACGGACATAAATGGAGATCGTGGACAATGGGAAACTGGTGATTGGTTTGTGCAATGGCCAGGGACTCAGCCTAGAGAGCGTCTAGAGCTAGTAAAAGAATATAAACCAAAAATAATTTTATAATACAGGGTTGATTATGGATAAACAAGAAATATTGAAGGCGATTGAACAATTTGTAACCGAAAAGAATGCAGCCAAGACCTGGACTGCAGGCAAGGATTTTGTAAACTATGCAGGTCCTTATTTTGATCATCAGGAAATTGTAGCCGCAGCCGGTACATTATTAGATGGCTGGTTGGTCATGGGCAAAGATTGTCTGCGCTTTGAAAATAAATTTCCCAAATACTTTGGCAAGGAACATGGAGTCTTAACCAATTCCGGTTCAAGTGCTAACCTATTAATGATGGCAGCGTTGAAAAGTAAACGCGGTCATAACTTTCCCCCGGGCACCAAAGTGCTCATGCCCATTGCAGGGTTTCCAACCACGCTCAACCCCACCCTGCAAATGGGATTTATTCCAGTGTTCGTAGACATTGAATACGAAACACTTAATCTAGATCTGACCCTGGCTGAGGCCCTGATTAAAAAACATGACATCAAGGTCATAACTTTTGCTCATGTATTAGGTAATCCACCCAACATGGATCAGGTCATGGAACTGGTCAACAAATATAATTTAGTATTGCTAGAAGATTGCTGCGATGGTCTGGGCAGTACCTATGATGGTAAACCTCTGGGCAGCTTTGGTGAAATGGCCAGTTGTTCATTTTATCCAGCTCATCACATCACCATGGGTGAAGGTGGATTTGTAGCCTGCAAAGATAAGAATACCGAAACCATTGTTCGTTCATTACGTGAATGGGGTCGCGGTTGTTACTGTGTAGGTCCAGAAGCCAATAAATTAAAATGCGGAACCTGTGGTGTACGCTTTAAAGAATGGTTACCAAGCATGCCCAATGAGATCTTTGATCACAAGTATGTGTATGATGAAATTGGATTCAATCTTAAACCAATTGAATTACAGGGTAGCATGGGTCTTAAACAGATTGAGAAGCTCGAAGAGATTGGTCAGCTAAGACGCCGTAACTATAAATTACTATTCGACATCTATGAGAAGTATGAAGAGTTCTTCTACCTGCCACGACCTAGAGCTAAATCAGATCCAGATTGGTTTGCATTCCCTCTAACAATCCGCAAAGATGCTCCATTTAAACGAGCAGACATTGTAGACTATCTGGAAGAAAATCTCATTCAGACTCGTCCATATTTTGCTGGTAACATCATGCTTCAACCAGCCTATCAGGGATTGAATCTGGTCATGAATGAAGATGAAATTAAAAACAACTATCCAGTTGCCACTCATGTAACTACTCACACTTACTTCCATGGAACAAGTCCAGTAATTACACCAGAACAGATTGCCTATATTGGCGAGAAGGTAGATGGATTCATGAGCTTATTTGTATGATGACCACGGAAGAATTACAGGCCTTTGAAAAGGACATTGGAGACAGCTTTAACCGAGCTGAGATCCGAGCTCCCATACATTTATATGATGGCAATGAGGAACAGATTGCTGAAATTTTTAAATGTGTGGATATTGAAAATGATTGGGTCTGTGCTACCTGGCGCAATCATTATCAGTGTTTACTCAAAGGTGTTCCACCTGAGCTATTAAAAGCAGAAATTCTACGAGGCAAAAGCATGGTCATGAACTTGCCCGAGTATAAGATTCATTGCTCAAGCATTGTTGGTGGTATACCTAGCATAGCCACGGGCATAGCAGCAGCCAACAAGATGTCTGGTAAGAAAGACTGGACCTGGTGCTGGTTAGGTGACATGAGTGCTGAGACCGGAGCATTTGCCGAGGCCTACAAGTATGCTGTAGCACAGGAACTGCCCATAACCTTTGTCATTGAAGACAATGAGCTAAGTGTGGAAACACCAACCGCAGTTGTCTGGGGTAACCGACAAAAATGGTATCTGAATCGAGCTACTTTAGATCCTAAAGGATTCTGGACTGCTCCAAATCTAATCTATTACAAATATAAAAATACCAAGTATCCGCACGCAGGTGCTGGAGTAAGGGTGCAATTCTAATGAACAGAAACGAATTATATAATCGTGAATTAATCAAGGCCATGAACTGGTTGGGTGAACAACCTAATACATTGTTTGTTGGTCAGGCAGTCAAGTATGCTGGAACGGGCATGTTTAACAGTCTCATAGACATTCCAGACGAAAAGAAACTGGAATTCCCCGTAGCCGAAAACTTTCAGATGGGTTATTGCACAGGCCTAGCTCTTAATGGCATTACACCAGTCGCTGTTTATCCACGCTGGAACTTCCTGCTATGTGCAGCCGATCAGCTGGTAAACCATCTGGACAAACTACACAGCATGAGCTCAGGTAAAGTAGATCCCAAGGTCATAATTCGTGTAGCAGTTGGTACAGAGATTCCAGTTGATCCACAGGAACAGCACAAGGGCAACTTTGCCGAAGCTTTTTGTAGCATGTTTAAACATGTTAATGTAGTTGAATTAAAGCATTCAGACGATATCCTACCGGCCTATAAGTATGCCTATGCACGCTCTGGCAGTACCATCTTAGTTGAATTTCCTGACTACGGTAAATGAAAATCTTAATCACAGGTGCCAACGGAACAGTTGGTCGTTTACTTAATCTGTATCTGGCTCCCTGGCATGAAGTAACTTCATTACAGGGCTCGGCTGATGTAGATCTCATGGATCGAGAAGCCACTCATAAGTTTTTTGCCAACACTAAATGGGATTGTGTCATACATTGCGCAGCAGTTGGAACCAACGATACAGCTGGAGCCAATAGTCTCATAGCACAAAAGAATCTAACCATGTGGGACAATCTGCGTGATCATGAACAAAGGTTTAACCGATTAATTAACATAGCCTCGGGCTGTGAACTAGGTTATGGACCAGAGCGACATGAATGGGAATTGTTTGATCAGTTTCCTACCAGTGCCTATGGACTGAGCAAGAATCTCATTGCTCGTGATGTAGCAACAGTGCCTGGCTGGTATAATTTGCGTCTGTTTGGCCTCATAGCCAATACACGAGTATTTAAAAAGCTCTGGGATACAACTGATGCAGGCGAGACAGAATTTACTGTTTATGATGACAAATACATGGACTACATAACCGAAGAAGACCTGGCTCGCATAGTCAGACATTTTGTTGAAAGCAAAATCTCCTTGCCCAAAGATGTAAACATGGTATACAACACCAAGTACAAGGTCAGTGAAGTATTACAGAGATATATAAACGATATGGGCATCAACATGAAGTTGAATATTTTAAACACATTGGATTCTGAATTTGATTATACAGGATCTGGTGACATATTATCAGGATTGAACATACTATGAGCATGGGATTTTTAAACACAGAAGAAACAACCACAGATAAAAAACGCATTGTATATGTAACTGGTTGTTATGGTTTCATAGGATTTGAAGTAGCCAAACGTTGCATGGAACAGGGCTGGCACGTGATTGGAGTGGATAAACTAACCTATGCAGCTCAGACAGAACGTCACAATGAGCTCTGGGAAATTGCCTATGACAACAAGGTTGAATTCAAATTCATTGAACAGGACATCAACGATCTAGACCGCTTGGTTGATTGTGATTATGTAATCAACACTGCTGCCGAAACTCATGTAGACAACAGCATTGATGGCAGTGATGTATTCTTAAAATCAAACATCAATGGTGTGCATCATCTGCTCAAGTTAATTACAGAAAAAGGTCGCTATGGTATGCCAACTCTGTTGCATTTTAGCACAGACGAAGTCTATGGCGATATCACCGACGGTAGCTTCAGCGAAGATCATTTGCTACATCCTAGCAATCCCTATAGTGCCACCAAGGCAGCAGCTGATCAGTTAATTCTGGCCTGGGCTCGTACACACGAAGTACCCTATGTCATAGTACGTCCAACCAATAACTATGGCGCAGGTCAGTATGTAGAAAAATTGATTCCCAAGGCAGTTAAATTTTTAAAATTAGGCCGTAAAGTACCCTTACACCTGGGTGGAAGTCCTCGTCGAACCTGGTTGCATGTAAAAGATACTGCTGATGCAGTTGTGCATATCATTAATAGTGGAACCGTAAATGAAATCTACAACATACCAGGCAACTTTGAAATCAGCAATCTAGAAGTTGTTGAAGCCGTGGTGCGAGAGTTTCATGGACCAGATGCCAATGTACAGGACTACATAAATACCAATTATGAACGACCAGGTGCAGATCTCAGATACAGTATCTGCGGTGAAAAATTAAAAGCACTGGGCTTTGCTAGTAGCCGAGACTTTTATAAAGAGATTCCTGAAATAGTTAAGTATCATAAAGATCATTGGATCTGGTAATGGATTATGCAGAGCGCAGGTTAGAGACCTGTAAACACTGCGACTATTATAATAACATACTAAAAACCTGCAGGCTATGCCATTGCTTCATGCCTGCTAAAACTTTAATTAAATCGGCAGTATGCCCGGATACACCACCGCGTTGGCTGGCTCTAAACGATCCAGAAAATAATCCGAACTGTCATAGCTGTAACCACAAGGACTAACATGGCTCTAAGCTCACACATTACCTGTAATCATTGCGATGCTGTATTTAAACTACAGCATGACATGGATCATGATTATTACAAACTAAAGATTTGCCCGTTCTGCGGCGAACAACTGGACGAAGACGACAGCTACGACGAACAACCTGAGTCAGAGTAATGTGGTATCTAGACAATGAAGTCATTACAGAGTTACCTGATGACAAAGTTGGGTTCGTCTATCTCATAACCAATCTAAAGACTGGTCGTCAGTACATAGGCAAAAAGCTTAGTAAATTCAATAAGATAAAGTACAAGGTCGTTACGCAAAAGAACGGCATCAAAAAACGCAAGAAGCTCAGATCAAAAGTTGATAGCGATTGGCAAATCTATTGGAGCTCAAGTCCCGAGGTTCAGGCCGATGTCAAAGCACTGGGTGAAGAAAATTTCCGCAGAGAAATACTATACTTCGCCGACAGCAAAGGCAGTCTCAGTTATCTAGAGGCTAGAGAGCAATTCCACCGCCAAGCACTTGAAAATCCGACCAACTGGTATAATGGTATTATCCAGTGCAGGATTCATAGAAGTCATGTCATCAATGTTCCTCCCCTAAAAAAGCTTGACAAAAATTAAAAAAACATATATACTGCTCTTATGGATATAGTATTCATTCTAATAGTTTATATGAAAAGCATTACTGGTCATGTAGTAGAGGTCAGTCGTGCCACGCATCCCAGTGCTGCTAGTTGTCAGACCTCGGGTCATTTACTATTGCTTGAACATCAGATCAAACATCCAGAAGAATTCATGAGCATAAGTTGTGAGCGCTATGACCGATCAGGAAGCTGAATTTATCTGGAATAACCTCATAGTAATGTTTGGTGATCGAGTTCCTCATCCGGAACGAGAGCCACGCAGATTTCGCTATTACATAAACATCTACAAACATCTAGTTAAACTACACGGAGAACGAAATGAGCTATAATATACAGGGCGTAATCAGCGAATGGTATGCCCAACAGACACCAGAAGTACAGTCAGATTTTAGAACCTGGCTGATCACGGAATTAAATGCCGGCCCTCTCAGAATTAGGTTTGAAAAAGCCGATACCAGCATCAGAGAAATGTATTGTACACTACAGGAAGGTGTTATTCCTGACGTAGGAATCAGCGAAGAAGTATTTACGGATTCACTCAAAGAAGATGCCGACATTGCTGCTGTTGTTGAAGAAGCCAAAAGAATGCCTGCAGCTCCATTGGTTGTTTGGGATCTGGAGCAAAATGCCTGGCGTAGTTTTAGGCTTGACAGACTAAAGGAAATCCTATAATATGGCTGTTATGAATAAATTATTAAACTACATTTTGATTTTGATCTGTGCAGCTTGCGTATATGTTACTGTGGTTTGTTTGCATCAGCTAAGTGTTTATGATGCCAAGTTGATTGGATTAAATACTTTAATAAATCAACAGAATCTACAGATCAATACTTTAAACGAAGAAGACCTGGTTCAGTTAAGAATACAGGATGGCATGCAAAAAGAAATTAAAAACCTCAATGATCGCATCAGAATACAAGATGCAGTTATTGCTGAAGCCCGAGCCCGAAAGAAAAAATAATGCCCTTAGAGTATCAGTTTCCAACGCCGTTTTATACCAACACGCCTGATTCAGAAGCTCATTTTTACGAGCTACAGGAAGAGATAGCCAATGCACTGGTCAAGGTTCCAGCAACCACCAGTCCCTGGTATAGTGATAACATGAAGACCAGTTTTAAGTATGGCGACAATGATAACATTACCAACCATACGCCCAAGTTAGCGGCCTGGATACTAAAGCAGGCGCATGAGTTTACCAAAACAGATTTTACCATTACCGAAAGCTGGTACAATGTTTTTGGACCAGGCAGTTACATGGAGTATCATTGCCATCCCATGCAGGACCTAAGTGGTGTTTATTATCATCAGACCACTGGCAAAGATGGACTACTGGTATTTAAATCTGACAGCACTGGATTGCGTAACAGCATTTTTAATACATCTGAGATAGGTTATGAACCTGCACCAGGCAAGCTGATCTTATTTCCAGCATTCATGGAACATGCAGTTATGCGAAATACAACAACCACAGATCGCATAAGTGTAACATTTAATTTAAGGAGAGTGTATGGCTGATATATTTTCAAGTAAACGCATAGAAGAAATGATGCAAAAAGCCGCTCATGGCAAAGAGCCCGAGGCCACAGAAATCAATCACGAGGTTCCAGGTTATACCATAGCACTCATGAGAGCTTTTAACTGGTATAACTATGAAAAAGATCTAAAGACGGCTCGTGTATATTTACGAAGCTGGATTAAAAAACATCAGCCAGCCAATGTCATGTCCTTTGATGCTGTTCCAGATTTTTATATGCGAGCCGTGTATGGTTGGTTGGCTCGTCTGGATGAACACGGAGCCAAGCTAAGTCCCCGAGATAGCCTAAAGCTAACTGAAACCGTAGCCAACATGTTAAAGTATTCGGTAAAAGAACCTACAGAACCTGCGCAAGAAGATGCAGTAAAAAGACCCAGCATACAGGATGCATTAGCGGCCAAACAGAGCGAATTTTTTGGCGAGCTAGAAGGTGAGATTGATAGATTTATACTAAATGATTGTCGTAAGACTGATTTTAATCTGTTCAAGACTCTGCAGGGCAACAACAGTCCCAAGGTATTTGGAACAGCTGTTCGAGGACTATTAGACGCTCGTATCAATGAGATTACACAAGTACCCATGGATGAACAATTGAACGAAGGTTATAGTTGCTATACCGCAGCACAGCGTGGTAGATTGGAAAACTTCTTATTAGAGTTGATTGAAGACGGACAACGCTGGGCAGACTTTAAGAAGGCTAATCAGAAAGTCCGAGTCAAGAAAGCCAAACCAGCTGGTGTACAAGTAGCCCGGCTGCAGTATCTAAAAGAATTTGCGGATCTGGGGCTGACATCAGTAAGTGCTCCTAGCCTAGTTGGTGCTCAGCAGCTCTGGGTCTATAATATTAAAAATAAAAAGCTTGGCTGTTATTTAGCCACAGGCTTATCAGGATTCAGCGTCAAGGGTACAAGTCTGCAGGGCTATGATCCAGAATCCAGTGTGCAAAGAACTTTACGAAAACCAGACATTGTTACCAAACAGGTGCTGGAAGCCGGTAAGGTTCAGCTTAGAAAGATTCTCAGTGACCTTACCACCACTGAGACTAAGTTAAATGGTCGCATCAATGCTGATACCATACTGCTAAGAGTACTATAATGAATGAATATCGAATAAAAACATTTGTTAGTAGACTTAATAAACTAGGCATAGCTGTAACCTTTGCAGCCAATTATCCTTGGATTTATTTTGATACCATTAACGGTAAAAAAGTTACAGGAACATTTCATGCCAACCACGGCTGGACTGCATTTTTTAGTCCTGTTGAAATATCTGGCAAAGTTAAATTTAGTGATAGACGAGAAGTATTTAAAAAAGTAAGGAGTATGATATGAAAATACAACTAGACATCAATGAAATTCCAGACGAACTTTACAACCAGTTATTAATGGCATTTGTACAAAAAGCCATCATTGAAGGCGTAGACGTTCCACGCGGAGCCAAGGTAGAAGAATGGAATCTAACTGCTGAGTTGATTATACCAAACATACACTAATAATAAATAATGTATAGAGCCAAAAGCTCAATTAACCAAACGCCCAAAAGGCAGGAAACCACATGGAAGACAATCACCCCGAGACCACGGCAGAATTGGCTCACGAAGCTGCTATTCTGGCCCTGGCACCAAAAAAACAAGAAAATACAACGAGCGAAGCCACGAAACGCTGGATTGAATCATTTAGCGATTGTGCTTGACAACTTGATGTACTTCATATATACTGAAGTAAAATAATTTAGGATTTATTATGATAATCGTTGATTTTAATCAAACTGCTATCAGTACTTTAATGGCTGAGCTAGCAGGACGCACCGACGTAGAGATTCGCAAGGATCTGATACGTCACATGATCATTAATGCCATAAGAAGCTACAAGGTAAAATTTGGTGCCGAATATGGTGAGTTGGTCATAGCCTGTGATAATAAAAAATACTGGCGCAAAGACAAGTTCGCATACTATAAAGCAGGGCGAAAGAAAGCTCGACAGGATTCTGGTTTTGACTGGAAACTGATCTTTGACACACTGAGCGAGATCAGAGCTGAGCTAGCTCAGTTCTTTCCCTATCAGGTCATAGATGTCGAAGGCGCCGAGGCCGATGACGTCATAGCCGTCCTGGCCGAATGGAGTCAGACCAATAATTTAAAATCCGCTGATGGATTGTTTGGCGAAGCCGAACCAGAACCATTGCTGGTGCTCAGTGGCGATCATGACTTTATACAGTTACAGAAGTATAAAAATGTCAGCCAGTTCAGTCCCATACATAAAAAATGGATCAAGCCCGAACAGAGTATCCAGCACTATCTCATGGAGCACATCATCAAAGGCGACAAGGGCGATGGCATACCCAACATACTTAGTGCTGACGATACCTTTGTAACCGAGGCTCGTCAAAGACCCATTACCGCTAAAAAGATGGATCCTTGGTTGGATGTTAAGCCCGACGATTTCCATACTGTTGTAGATACCGAGACAGCCCGTAACTTTCAGCGTAATAGATATTTAATTGACTTTGAATACATACCTGATACCGTAAAGAATAACATAGTGAATGCCTGGCAGACTCAGCCACGCAAGGACAAGAGTCAGCTGTTGAATTATTTCATTGAGCATCGCATGAAGAATTTAATTGATAATCTAGGAGATTTTTAATGAGCATTAAATTAAGTGTTCCAGAGATTCTGGAACAGGTTGCCAAGGCGCCCAACAAGGCAGCTAAAGTAGCCAAGCTAAAAGAATTGGACAATCCGGTGCTGCGTGGTGTACTAAGCATCAATTTTGAACCTACCATTGTCATGGATCTGCCACCAGGTGATCCACCATACAAGATCAAAGACCCCAAGATGCCTTATGCGCCGGATCTAAATGACAGCAACCTATATGCTGAATTTCGTCGCATGTATCTGTTGATCAAGGATCATCCTAATCGCCCAGCTGGTCTAAAACGAATTCAAATGGAAAATGTCTGGGTTCAGATGCTAGAGGGTGTTCATCATACCGAAGCAGCCATGCTTTGCAAGATGAAGGCTCGTGAATTAGGCAAAGAATACAAGGGGTTAACGGCTGCTGTTGTAGAAGAAGCTTTCCCTGGATTATTGCCTAGTTTTAAGGCAGAATAAAGTACTTAGTAATCAATGGCTTAGAAAAAGCTTGACATTTTGGTCTAGATCATATATAATGGTGTTATGTTAAATGAGAAAGGACCTAAATATGTGGAATAAAGCGTGGGATAAAGAAGGTTTTACTTATCATGGTGGTTATTTAAACTACATGGGCAAGTTTGTAGCCCGATTTAAATATGTGAATGACCATAGATCATTTAAGACATTTTTAATGAAGAACTTTCATCCAGTAGAATATTTTGAAAGATTAGCAGCTGGTGATAGTCCATTGGGTATTTTAGGTAGCAAAGGTTATGTTCCTGG